AAGCATCCGAAAATAACCATTGGGACAGGTGTCTTGTCTGTATTACTGGGAGTTGTACTTTTTACTCAGGTACCCGTGCAGTTAATGCCTATTGCCGAACGAAACCAGTTCGCAGTTGAAATATATCTACCTAAAGGTAATTCACTGAAACAAACTGCTTTGGTTGCAGACAGTTTGGAAATAATGATGAAAAAAGATGATCGGGTAAAATCTATTACCTCATTTATTGGTACCAGTTCACCACGTTTTCATACTACTTATGCACCTAAGCTGCCCGCTCGCAATTATGCGCAGTTTATTGTAAATACTCATTCGAACCGGGCAACAGAAGAAATTCTTGATGAATATACAGACTTTTTTGCAGAATATTTCCCCAATGCGCATGTTCGCTTTAAACAGCTCGATTACCAGGAAGCTGCCAACTCAATTGAGATACTTATTTCAGGAAATAATATTGCTAATTTAAAATCAGCCGCTGATTCACTAATTGTTAAAATGCGGACAGTGCCGGAATTAACCTGGGTGCATACCAATTTTGAAGAAATGTTGGCAGGCACACATGTCGATATTAACGATATAGAGGCTAATCGGTTAGGGATTAACAAAACAATTGTAGCCACAAACCTGGCTATGCGTTTTGATGGAGTACCATTAACAACTTTATGGGAAAACGATTATCCGGTTGCAGTAAAGCTAAAAGCAGAACGCGATCATGAAGTTTCGTTCAGCGATATTGAGAATGAATACATTCATTCTCTGACTCCCCGGAGTTTCTGTTCCGTTACGTCAAATCGCTGACGTTAAGCCCGACTGGACACAAGGTCAGATAATTCGTCGAAACGGAGTACCAACCATAAGCATTGTAAGCGATGTGAAACGNGGNGTGAATTTGAACCAGATATTCCGATCTGTGAAAAAAATAGCCGATAGTCAGCCCTTGCCCGAGGGAACCAGTTTGAGTTATGGTGGTGCGTATGAAACCGATTCGGAGATGCTGCCGCAGGTTACCGGCGGCTTGTTCATGAGTATCTTTATTATTTTCCTGATCCTGGTGTTTCACTTTCGAAAAATCAACCTGGCCTTACTGGTCATGGGGTCGTCAACTTTAAGTATTATTGGAGCCGTGCTTGGTGTGTTGATCATGGGACTCAACTTTGGAGTGACCTCCATATTAGGGATTGTCAGCCTGATTGGTATTCTTGTTCGAAACGGCATTATTATGCTTGATTATGCTGAACAAATTCGANAATCTATAAAGCCAATAACCAAACATCCTCTCTCAAATTTTGCCAAAATTTTTTGAATCTCTTTATTGACGGGCATTACAGACACATTGCAGCACTACAAGCGATTAAAACGAAAAGTACATACTTTACCATTTTGAGGTAGTTTGGACGGCATTAACTACCCCTGATAGAAACAACGCTACCACTACACTACCATTATACCCACCACCAAGCCTTAATAATACCATTGAGGCTATAAAACAAACACTTAACACGATTTATTAATTAATTACAGGCCGGTACGCGGGTGTATTTATTATGCCCCATACCGGATTTTTTTTTGAATGGGGATTTTTTTAAATGAGTTCAAAAATACAGGCTGGGTATTCACCTGGGTATTCACCTGCATATCTAAAAAAACGACATAGACCCCCCCATAGTGCTTAAAAAAAGTGTTAAAAAGTGGGGTTTTTTCAACATAGACCCCCCCATAATACCCTTTCGGTTTTTGTTTTTTAGCCTTGTAAATTATTGATAAAAAGCACGATAACACCTTATATTAGGGTGATTTTTGAAAAAAATTAACATATTTTTTTTGCAAAAGCACTTTTTATGTACCAAAACAAAACGAAATGTTACTTACCGGTAAGTTTTTTTTGTAGCTCGCTTATCTGGTATTTTAGCATGCCTATCTCCTGGTTAAGCAGGGCTATTTGCTTGTCTTTTTTGTCGATTAAATCTTCCTTATAAGGTGATCCGGCATTGCTCTTGTTTTCGCGCAGCAAACCCACTGGCGTTTCGTTATCGCGGTATAAACCCACGGGCGTTTCATTTTCACGATACAGCGAAACGGGAGTTTTTAGCATCGTTCCTTCGCCAGTTATCAACCATGTTGGATTTATGTCACTATAAACGTTTAAGATATTTTCTAACTTATCAACCCCAATTGATTTCTTGTTTTTTAGCTGAGACCCAAAAGAACCATTAGAAAAACCTACACTTAGCTCGAATTTTCTAATGTTAATACCTTTGTGATCAATATACTGCTTTATTCTTTCAATAGTATTCATAAAAAAAATAGAAAATATCTTATATTTTTCTTGACATTTAGAATATATCCTATATATTTGCACTTGTAATAATATAACAAAAGTAAATATAAAGCAACATGGATGTCAACGAAATTAACAAAAAAAAGATTCCGGGCGATTTTGCAACTGCAGCCCGCATGTTAGGCAAAAGTACCGAGGCCGTTCGCCAGGGGTGGGCCATACGTACCGGGAGTACCTTCGAGGGGGCGTATAAAGCGCTTGAGCTTATTATAACCACCCGCGAGCAATTGATTAACACGTTTAAAAAGTAAACCCATGGAATTTTACAATAATGTTCTGTGTGTTGAGCGCGATGAGCTGGTAAAGTATAAAGGTGGAGAGATTGTACCTATTAGCAAATATGAATATGCTAACTGGAAAAACAGAAGGTTCATTATATCACTTCGCCATGGCGGAGGAGGTCACCCTGCCCTTTACCGGCTCGACCGGCTTCCGATGCAGGTTAAAAAAGCCATAAAAGAAAAATATGGCGACCCGGCAGAAAAAGCAGCCAACAAACCCTTCGTTCACACCATCACGCCCGATCCGGCGGCACGTGCTTTCTTCAATAAGTACATCACCAAGTCGGGGTTCTATTTAAACGACGAGAAAAAGGAACTTTATTGTAACGATGCGGCCATACTAAACAACGTGATCCGCATTAAAAACGAAATGATGTACGAACGCATTAAAAAAGGCCGCCGCAGCATGGCTGCAGGTTTCTGGACAAGGGCGTTTACCGCGGTTAAAAGCGAGTCTGTTACAGACGCCTACCCCAACACATTACCCGGAAACGAGCAATCGTTTGTGCGCAAAATAAACAAATACGTTGAGGATGGCTACGAAAGCCTGGTGAGCAAAAAGCATGGCAACCAGAATACCCTGAAGATAACCGACGAGCAGGGAGAATGGATAATAGCCCGGTTTGCAACGCCAATAGGCAGATTGACACTTCCTCAATTGTTAATTGGACATAACGAAAAAGCCATAGACGAAGGATGGAAGCAGCTTGCTAGCGTAGAAACTTTACGCAATTACCTGTACCGGCCCGACATTAAGCCAAAATGGTACGGCACGCGCTACGGTGAGCTTAAATACAAGGAAAAGTACATTCGCCAGAACCGTACCGAAATGCCCACCATGCGCGACAGCCTGTGGTATAGCGATGGTACAAAGCTTAACTACTTTTACCAGTACCGTGATGAGCAAAACCGCTTTAAAATAGGTACCTGTATGGTATATGAGGTTGGCGATGCTTTTAGTGAGAAATTGCTGGGATACCACATTAGCGAAAGCGAGGATTTTGAAGCGCAATTCTATGCTTTTAAAATGGCTGTACAATCAGCCGGGCACAAACCCTACGAAATGCGCTACGACAACCAGGGAGGCCATAAAAAGCTATACAGCTCAAACTTTTTGGGCAAACTGGCACACCTGAACATACCCACGCAGCCCTACAACGGCAAATCGAAAACCATCGAAAGCATGTTTAACCGCCTGCAACGCCAGCATTTAAAACAAGACTGGTTTTTTACCGGAATGAACATAACAGCTAACATGCTTGAGTCGCACCCCAACATGGAATTTATACTGGCCAACAAGCACGACCTCCCCACTTTGGACGAGGTGAAGAAAAGATACCAGCAACGCCGCAACGAGTGGAACGAAGCAAAGCATTATGCAACGGGCAAAAGCCGCAACGAAATGTACTACTCCTCCACCAATCCTGAAACTGAACTTGTTGAGCTGTGGGATATGGTAGATATGTTTTGGCTTACCACGGCCAAACCCAGCACGTACACCGCTGCCGGAATTGAAATACAGGTTAAAAAACAATCGTATGCCTACGAGGTACTTACCGATGAGGGCATGCCCGACCTGGAGTTTTTGAGCAACAACGTGGAGGCCAAATTCTATGTTAAATACGACCCGGCAGACATGAGCATGGTGTGTTTATACGATTTAGACTCAAGCGGATCGATGCGCTTTGTGGCACAGGCCAGTACCTACCTCAAGGTACACCGCAACATTCAGGAACAGGAACCCTGGGAAGCCGAATTCTTTAAACTGCAACAAAGCGAAGCTGCTAAGATGCGCATCACCCAGAAGGATGAAATTGAGGGCCTCATGGAGAAAGCCGGAGTGCACCCCGCGCAACATGGGTTACAAATGCCTAAAATAAAAGGGTTAAACAAGAAACGTGCTGAGGCCATGGCCACCGATATAGGCACCTACACAAAAAACATCAGTAACATGGTGTATGCCGGGCTTGACGATAACGCCGGAATTGACGAATTACTTTAATACTCACAAAGTTATGATCACACTCGAAAAAAATCAAATCAAAGAAAGCCTGGCGCGCTATTGTGCCCGCTACGGCTCGCAAAAAAAGGCCTCCGAAAGCCTGAGCAAAGTGAGCTCGGCCACGGTGAGCCAAATTCTGAACGGCAACTGGGAACTGATAACTGACGAAATGTGGCGTTGGGTTGGTTCGCAAACAGGCTGGAATCCACGTGCCTGGAACGTAGTCGAAACACGGGCATTTGTCCGTATTACCTCACTGCTCGAAAACGCCAAGCTGTTTAGCAACGTGCTGGCACTTTCGGGTGATGCCGGAAGCGGTAAGAGCATGGCCATGCGGCATTACACCCAGGGCACACCCAACACCTTCCACATCGTGTGCAACGAGTACTGGAATAGGAAGAACTTCCTGGGCGAGCTGCTTCACGAAATGGGACGCAACCCACAAGGCTACACGGTAGGCGAAATGATGAGCGAGCTGATCCGTGTACTTAAAAAGCTCGACAGCCCGCTCATATTGATTGACGAGGCCGATAAGCTAAGCGATCACGTGCTGTATTTCTTTATCACGCTGTACAACCAGCTCGAAGATCATTGCGGCATTGTGCTGTCGGCAACCGATCATTTTGAAAAGAGGATATTGCGCGGCCTGAGGCTAAATAAGAAGGGATACAAGGAGATTTACAGCCGGTTGGGGAGTAAGTTCATCCCCATCATGACGGCTAATGCCAGCGACATTATGGGCATTTGCATGGCCAATGGAGTGGCCGATAAAGCCGCTATAAAAGAAGTAGTAAAAGAAGCTGAGGAGTACGGTTACGACCTGCGCCGTGTTAAACGTAAAATACACGCCATTAAACAGAAGTAAGTAACCGTTTAAACGATTTTTAAATGAGAAGAGCCTACACGGTTGCTAATCTTCTGGGCAAAAAGTTTAACACCTTACCATTCGATGGCCAGTTCAGGCAAACGATAGGCCAACCGGAAAAAGCAGGAAGTTGGATCATAGGCGGAAAATCAGCATCCGGAAAAACGACGTTCATATTTTTATTGTGCAAGTATTTAGCGCGGTTCGACAGGGTGTATTATAATTCGCTGGAAGAGGGAATTAAGCGCACCACGCAGATGGTGATGGAGCGGGTTGATATGGCATTATTAAGAGGGAGATTTGTCATTACACGTGAATCGATGGACGAAATGGTGGAGCGACTGAGCAAAAAGAAAAGCCAGAACATCGTGGTCATCGACTCGATACAGCACGCGATGCTGAAAAAGAGTGAGTATATAAAAATCACCCGTATGTTTCCCGACAAGCTCTTTATCTGGATCACCCATGTGGATGATAAAAAGATGCCAATAGGATCGGTGGCCAATTTCGTGTGGTACGACAGCGATGTAAAGATGCTTACAGAGGGCTTTAAAGTGCTTGCTGAATCAAGATATTTAGAAGGAGAATCCCAGCCCTTCACCATATGGCCCGAAGGGGCTGAAAAATACTGGGGAAATGTTAAATAAAATCACACACAAATGATTACTCACTACAACAAAAGGACCCGTGCACTCACCTTTATTAAGGACGGGAAGCTGGTTGCAGGCCTGGTAGGTCGGCGAGCAGCTGAAATGAGTGAAAACATTTTTAAATCAACAACACAAATTGTTATGAACACACCAGAGTTAAAACGTAAGCTGGAGGCCAAGCTGGCCGATTTAAACCAGCGTGTAAAGGCCATTAAGCCTGAAACCATTGCCGACATCAGGCAGATTAACAACATCGAAGTGCGCATAGCCTCGGTACGCAGCCGCCTGCATATGTTAAACTACTCGGGCGATGTGAGCGAAATGCCCGTTTACTCAATGCCCAAAGGTTATGGAAACTAACGCCATGAAAGCCAAGCGCAGGCGGTTTCACGCCTTGCTTCACGTTACCCTGATGGCCGACGTGAAAGAGTCGATACTTGAATCGTACGGGGTTACAAGTACAATGGACATGAGCGAAGATGACCTGGATGTGATCATCGCCTGGCTCGAGGATCTGTTGGTTAAGAAGAAACAGGAAGCTCCAAAAGACATCAGGGAATTACGGCACAAGTGTTTGCGCATGATGTCGGAATGTGGCATCGACACAAAGGATTGGAATGCCGTGAACCGATTTATGATGAACCCCCGCATAGCAGGGAAGCATCTGTACGAAATTGAATCGGTAAGCGAGCTGCAAAACCTGCACCGCAAGTTGCACAACGTGCGCGACCGTAAGAATGAGCGTGCTGAAAAGGAGTTGTATTTATCACAAAATAACTAACATCATGACAACGGAAATAATCTATTACATAATTTTATTGGTAACAGTTATGGTTATCATTTCGCTTTTGGTTACTGCCCGAAAGAATCACACCATGATGCACGATGTGGAGCGTATGATTTACGAATCGGAAGCCGCCGTTACCGAGGCCGAAAACCTAAACACGGCCAACCTTGACGAACCTCCTTATGTGCTCATCAGAAAGCTACAGCAGCAAGATGACGTGCTTGACGATCTGTATAACATGCTCAAAAAATCAGATGCCTACGAAAACGTGTTCAGCAGGTTTGGACTAACAGCTGAAGGCGTTGCTGAACTCCGAAAATCAAACAGAAAGCGCATACTTGAGTTAAAGCAAATTGAATTAAAAACCACTTAATACTAATAACATGGCAAAGAAAATTTGGAAAGACCACAATGGTAATGCGGTACCGGCTACCTACGTACCAAAACTAGACAAGGACCGTGAGCGGATCGCGATGAGCATTTACAATAAAGCGATTGCGCTGAGCGATAAGCTTAAATTGTTCAAGGCAGAAAGCTTTGATGTGGCTGACGCCCTTTTTGACGCAATGCTTGAAGAGGCAAAGGTGAAGCAGAATGGCAAAGGCAACTATTCTATTACCAGTTTCGACAAAGAGATCAAGATTGAAGTCTCGATACAGGAGACCGTTGATTTTGATGACAGCATCCAGATTGCTCACTTGAAAATAAAAGAATACCTGGAAGAAAAAACCGGGGGTGTGGATCATGAACTCCAGGAGATCATCTCACATGCGTTTGCCACAACCCGCGGCAAAATGGACATAAAAAGAGTACTGGGACTGTTTAAATTGAAAATTAAACACCCACTATGGATTGAGGCCATGGAGTTGATAAAACAATCCATTTCGCGCAACCACAGCAAGCGGTACATGCGTGTATTTAAGAAAGATGGTCAGGGTGAATACCGTGCCGTTGATTTAAACTTCTCAAGCCTTTAACCATGTTTGAAGCGAAACTGAAGCTGAAGCTGAGTAACCAGGAATGGGAGTCGCTGCTGATGATGCTGCTCCAATTCCCGGTTATTGTTATCCGTCCCGAATCGACACGCGAGATGGTAACACAGCTCATGAAAAAGGTTGTGAAACGCATGAGAACACGGGAACTGAAGCGCGAAAACACCCTAAGCCTTGAACCCGGCGATGTGGCCGCGCTTTATGTTGTATTGCTCAACATTGAAAACGCCCTCACCCCGGGGGTGTACGAGATGAACATTGTTGACCGTGTTTCTTCTGAAATATGCAAATACCAGGCCGACAGGTGGACAACTGTTAACAACCAGAGCTATGACCGAGCAGAAGCTAACCTATAGTTTGATATGCCCAAAACGCCCGGAGTGCGTTGTGTTGTTGTACTACAACCTCGATGGTCAGCTTATCGGCCTGGAGTTTAACAACGACGCCGGCCCTAAATTTAAAGCCACACTGGGCAAAGAGTTGCCCGTTACCGTGGACGATTTAAAGCGATTTACCGATGTTGGCTGTGCTGTAAAGGATATCACTAACATCAACCTTAGCTTCGATCAGTTTTGGACGGTGTATGCCTATAAGGTGGGCAATATGAAACGATGTAAGAAGCTCTGGGGGTTGCTGCCCGATGAGGAAAAAATAATGGCCTTGGGCTTTATACGCCGTTTGCGGGCTAATTATTTACGCAAGAACCTACAATTTCCATACCCCGAAACCTACCTGGCGCAGCGGCGGTGGGAAAACATACTCGACTAAAATGGCCTATACAAAGCGTAATAAATTGGAAAGGATAATCGACATTCAAAACATTGTTTTGGAGCACACCAACCGCTCCGGTAGCACACAGGAGTGGGTGTACAAAGAAATCATATATCCTACATACCGCATTTCGCGGGCTACCTTTTATTCGTATTTGGCCACCAACGCAAAGCATCAGCTAAGGGAGATGAACCGCAAAGCTGAGGAACAATTAAAACTGTTTTAAAAAAAATGAAACCCAGTATCACACACGATCTGACCACAATGGAGGGCTGTTTGTATTTTATTGAAATGAACATGCCTTTAACCGTACGCATGAAACGAGGCAATAAATGGATGTCTCCGTTTCGCAGCCGAAACGCACACAGGATAGTATGCAAAGCCTTGGGAGAAAGCCTTTTCAACGAACTTAATTCCAGTAAAAACAAAATTAACACCTAACATCATGACACAAATTATCGAAATTTCAATTTACCTGGTTCTATTCGCGATGCTGAATGCTTACAGAACCGTGTTGAGTGGCCGTAAAAACGGCTGCTTTTATCACAAAAACGACCCCGTCAAACCACCCATGCTGGCACAAGCCATACGCAATATCCATTTTTTGGAAACGCCCGCCTGGTTTACGCAATCGGCCATGGCCTTTGTGACCATGCTGGCCATTAACCGGATGACAAACTACACCACTAACCTGGCCGACATTGGCCTGCAGGCAGGCATTGCGCTGCTGTATATGGCCGGCAACTACCAAATGCCCAGCTATCATTTTCAACGCGGCATAACCGCCGGGCTGAAGGATGATGACCACCTGGATGTGGTACTGGAGACCGAGGTAGCCATTGTTGTGTTTGGCCGCAAAATACAGTTTTGGCGTGGCAGGCTGTTTAGCAACAAACGCCGAAAGCTGGCGCAATGGCTGGGGGTGTTTTGGGTAGTGGCCTCTGTTGTTTTGTTTGTTTATTTTTCACTCTTAAAAAACACGTTATGAGAAAGTTTATTCATTTAGTATGGAAGTATGCCATTGTGATATTGGTAGTGGTGATGGCTGTTTGCACGGCGGTATTGATTTATAACGAAATATAGTGAGCCATGCCAACTGCTACTACCCTACTTAAAGAGCGTGAAAGCCTTTTAAAACGCCTTGATGAGTTAAATAAGGCCATTGCCCAATTACAACACCAATGCACACACCCCAAACTGGAGCATGTGCTGTATGATGGACATTACGAATATTATAGCTGCCCGGATTGCGGGTTATTGTCAATTATCTAATCAAAAATTAAAATACCATGAAACACATTACCATTAACCTTCAACATTTAATTGAGAAAGTTGAAGTAACCACTTGTCCTTGTCGTGGCTGTAATAAGCCAAACGAACACCTCGAAAAACAATATTTGGAGATTGAGCAGCGTGTAGAAGAAGCGCTTTTGCGTTCGATTGAAATGTGCGTGAAACATACTCCAACTGCTCATCAGGCGAAAGGTGATCAGCCATAGGAATGTTGTCAAATTTTGAGTTGTTAAACAATTCGATGGCCTCGCTCAGGCAGGCATCGAATAACGGTTCGTCAGGAAACGGGTTGCCCGTTTTTGATAGCAACCAGTTCTTAAATTCATTTTTTTTCATTTCTTACATTTTTAAGTTAGCACTACAAATGTAAGCTAAACCGGACGGGCAGCTTGCGCTGCCTTCCGGTTTTTACCAAAAATTTTAACCAAAAACTTGCATACACATAAAAAATATCGTACTATTGCAGTGCAAAAGTATTTTTCACAGGGTAGCAAGCTGCCCGTACACTGTATATCGGGCTTTTTTTATGCCCACGATATACGGCAGCCTAACCCCGTGAACATGGTTGTAATGGCCGGTTCAAGCCCTGTGAAGTGCTTTTGCAACGGGAAGTGGGCTGCCGTTTTTTATGCCCGCATGCAAAAAATTCACAAATAATGAATAAATTAAATGAAAGCAAGGCCACGAGCCTGCGGATGGTTGAACTAAACCATCAACAATTTTCCGTTGAGCTGATGAGCGACAACGTGAATGTAAACCTAACCCAGATGGCCAAACCTTATGGAAGCTCAAAACGACCAGTAGACTGGTTGAAGACTGACGATGCCTGTCAGTACATTGACATTTTGTCCGAAGTGAAGAATCTCACTTCGGAAGAGTTGGTAATTGTAAAAAAAGGAGGTGTTCCAGGCAATCAAGGCACCTGGTGTACCGATTATCTAATTGCCGTGCGTTTTGCCCAATGGCTCGATCCACGGTTTGCTATTCAGGTTGACCAGTTACTTGTGGACTTAATGCGGGGCGATTTGGCATTGTACAAACCTTTTAACGGCATAATGCCCATAGTGGTTAATGGCAAAGCCTACTACTACCAGCAAGCCGTGTTGCAAAGCCTTGGTTTTAGTACGCGCAGCGGCATGGTGAGTAGGCGCAAGCGCAGGTTTCCGCAGCATTTTATAAAGCTGTATGGCCGTAACTTTGTAACCATCGAGTTTTGCCACTACCTCAAGAACCGCCGCGCCATAGTGCAGTTGGATATTGATTTTGAAGCCGCCACACTGCAACTGGAAGGAGGCCGCTCATGAGTAAGTATAGAATTGCAAGAACAAGAGATGAGAATATTGATGATTGCATAGACTGGGCTATAGCTCTCGTTGAGCAATTAAAAAGTTACAAGAATGACAACAATGAGAGTGTGATTGTTGGCGCATACAGGCAAATAGGTTATCGCCTCATTGATCTTGGGATACTAAAGGCAAAAAAGGAAGGAGGCAAACAATGAGTACCTATCCCCACCCCATGTTTGTGAATAAAAAAAGCGAACTAACCCTGTGCAAACAAACATTAGAGGCCGGAGGTTACGAGGTTTTTCGCACACGTACATTTTGCTATTGCACACCAGGGCAAAACAATCGCGATGCAATTATAGCAATTCACGAGGATAACAATTCGTATCAGGTGAAGGTGATTCGTTGCAAAGCGTGTGCTGGCAGAAAGGAGTCCGACCATGAGTGAAATTGACCTGATAAAAGGCCTGTTGGCCATGGATGCGACCGACAGGAACATACTAACCGGGTTGCTAAACCTGATGCAAACCGAAACCGACCCCGGCCACCTGGCCGATGTGCTGGACGACATTTACTTTATAATTGCCCAGGCTGCTTGCAGCGGGCACACCCAGGAGCTGCCCGGTGGCAAAAACAGCCTTGATGGTAATATGTACTACCTGCACCGGCTTAGGGATATTTTTGCCGGACAGGCAAACCCTGTATAACTAAAAAGCCCCCGAAGTTCGGGGGCTTTTTTTTATGGTTTAAGAGGATATTGTAATTAGCAAATGAAGTTGATACATTTGTCTGATTAAATCACTCTTAAATAATTTGTTATGGAACAAAAAATTTTAATGCAAACACTTGCAAAATCAGTTGAAGCATGCGCCCTTTCGAGAGCATTATTTGAATTACTAAGTGCAGATGACAAAAAGCGCGTACAGCCTATGTACATTAAACACCTGAATGAGCTTTATTCAGAGCTGAACTCAGAACTTGATCTAAAACTCGACGGACTTCTTTAACAAAAGCAACCTTTTTATCAGCATCAGGCTCAATGCTATGATATCCGGTGGTAACAAACCCGAAGGCACGTAGTTGCACGTTCTTTATTTCACCCTCGGGCTTTATGCCATCGATGTGTTTTTGAAGCAAGTTAATTGCCTCTTCAATACTTGCGGCCTGTATTTCGGTTTCAAACAGGCTGCCTTTGCTTACATGATTTAGTTTTTTACTCATGATACTTGAAATTAATATATAAAGGTTAGTTAATGATATTCACATTGTCATCTCCTGGTGATGTAGGAGCATCGGGCGGTGCGGGTTCGGTAACCGGAGGGGTGTAATCGTCGATTACCAAAGTAGCTGCTCCTTTAAACGAAAGCAAGGCAATGTATTTGCCATTTACCTTACGCAGATCCTCCCCTACCAGCATAACGCCATCGATGTAGTCGATAGGCATTTTAACCAGTTGCGACTTTACGGCAGCCACCAGGGCAAAGCTGTTTTTAAGTTCGGTGAGCATGGGTGAGTTTACCCCGCTGCGGTGCACCGGGTTGAGCACGATGCGCACGGTGAAATTAACATCGGCTATAAGCTGATCCTCCAGCAACTGGATGTAGGTGAGCGGCTGTATTTTTATAAATGCTGCCGGGTGCAGTTTGGCTTCTTCAGTACCTTCGATATCGATGGCAGCAAAGCCGGGGATGGTGTTTATTTGGTTTTGGATGGATTGATAAAGGTTGATCATGGTGGTGTTATTTAAAGATGTTGGTAAAGCGTTGGGTAATTTTATTCTCAATTTTTTGGCTTAGTACCAGCGAGGGGCCAATAAACTGACGTTTTGGCATTATAAATCCTTTGCCCCTGCCAGCTTTACCACCCAGGTTGTGTATTTCTGCGTACTTCTTTGGTGAAATGATGGCCACATACCTGCCTTGAGGTAGATGCTTAATGCTTGAGCCTAACTCTCCATGTATGCCTGTGAGAATTTTGCGACTAGAATATTTTGAATCTCCCTTTCTTTTGAGCCCGTTCTGGCGGCGTTTAACTTCCTGCCAGGGCATGTCCTTATCGCTGGCATTGCTAAAGGCTTCGTCGTGAAAACTCTGTTTAAAATGCTTCACGGCCTGAATGCCCACATCATCGAGCACATCGCTTTGCAGGTAGGCTGCTGCCCGGTTTACTTTGTTGATGAAGTTTTGCATTACAATTATTTTTAATTAAAACTTGCTTTTTAACACATAAGCGTTGTATATTTGCAACGAGGTTTTAAAATGTGAGACGCTTCGGTTTAGATCCGCCTCGACGCTTTTTTAAAGCCTTATTTTTTTTGATACTTATCCAGCATGGGCGGATCGCCCTGAATAACCCTACTCATATCAATATCATTTATAATAGCATATGGCACTTCGGTATTTAAATCCTTATGTAACATTATGTTTAAATACTTTGTTTTGCCGCCTATTTTGGTTTTGTAATACAAAAAACAATCGCTTTCTAAATGTTTATCAGGCGCGGTAAGTGCGTAGCCAATGTATTCCCAATTGTCAACATCGCCACTCATAAAGGGAATGTATTGCTTTACGCTTAAATCAGCCGTGTGTTGGTTTATCGTTTTAATCGATCGGCGGATGATCTTCAGCTCGCCCGTGAGGAGCCTAGAACTTTTTACCAGAAGTCCGTCGCGCTCATCGATGCTGGCATCGCGCCACTGCCTGAGGGTTTGCCAGGCATCTTGTTTTACCAGTGCCTTGGCTTGCTGCTCAATTGATTTGGCCGCTGCTTTTTTAACTATGGTGCGGGCAGGGTGCGTTTTGCTGAAGATAGCTTTTGAAATGGCCGGGTTTTCGTCAAGCCCTGGTTGTGGTTTAATTATATCAGCAGGATATCCGGACACATCGCCATCCGACTGCTCCCATCCGCACTTGCAGTTCCAGCGGTTGCCGGGATAGTTGGCAGCCCAGAAGGGGTCGTTGATGGGTAACGTAGTGCCATAGTAGCCAATATGTATTTTATCGGGCACGGCCGCCCGGCTGGGTGTCCAGGTGATGTTAGGATACAGGTGTGCTGTTTTTTGAAACCCACGGAATTGCTCAGCCGATCGGGCCCGTTGTACTGCAGTAACGTATTCAGTCTTCAGGTGTCGTTGGTTGGTTTCGATTAAAGCCTTGGTATCTTTGTTAAACTGCGCCCAGTTCTTTAGTTTGCCATCGGGGGTAAGTAACTGCCCGGCCATTTTGGTTTGTGCTGCATGGGCTTTAAAAGCGGCAAATACGCCATTGTTTGTTTTAAGCTCGTTCAGGAAATCGAAGTCGGCAGAATTGTAAACCGCTTTACCAAAGCCTTCGTCAACGGCCTGGTTAAGCTGTTTGTAAGTTTGCTGCCACAGGTTGGGCTCAACCTTGTTGCCCACGCGGTAACGCTCGTCGGTAAAGATGTTGGCCAGGGCATTGTGAATAAGCTGCTGGCTGCTGAACAGGTCATCGGACAGGTTTAGCGGTTCGTGGTTGCATCCGGAGTGGCAGGCATGATCGTAGTAAAGCAGGTTTAGCTCATCGTGCAGGTTTACCGGATGCCGAAAAAAAAAATCACGCAACTGTTTTGCCCAGCTCGTTTTGTCGTTTAAGTCCTGCTTTTTCATTTTGGGTTTGGGTGGATCATCGTCACCGTCCTTGCCTTCCCCCTCAGGCTTCATTACCTCACTTTTAAGCGATTCTTTCTTTGGGCGGGGTCGGTTGTAGGTTTCGTACCAATAGTCCTCGTCAAGGGGGGCTTTTTCGTGAAACTTTAAATCGAATTCAAGCTGCTCTTTCAGGCTCATTTCTTCCTGGTCCTCATAGCCAAACCAGCCACCTTCTACGGCATAACCGAAATTTTGCAGGATGTGTTTGAATTTCTCGTTAAGAATCCGGAGTACAAAGCGTTTGTCGGCTTTGGTTACGGCCTCTTCGCTTTCGGCATGTACTTCGCCCTTGTAGTTTCCGCCCTGGGCATCGGTGGTCATTGTGTTTAGCAATATGAGTTTGCTCATCTGGTCGTCGCAGAATTTAGCCAGGACACTGTAAAGGTCTGACGATCCGGTTTTGTTTCCGGTATCGTGAATTTTGAACTCGGCATTGGTAGGACGGACAACAAAGCTGGCACTTTCGGTAAGTTTTGCCACCTCCTCGAGTTGCTTTTTTGTTGAGGGATCGTCGTAGATATATTCCCTGAAGGGAGTTCCAAAAATTTGCGCGAAAACCGACCAGTCGGCCACATCGCCTTTTTTATAAATAACACCAACGGCGGCCTTTGCCAACAATCCCAAATCGTTAGGTTTGCCTGCCTCCAGCACGTAGTTGGCGTAGGGCTTTTCCAAGTAGTCGATTCCGGTTTCATCGTACACCTGACTGATCACCTGGTGGGTTTCAGGCCGCACATGTTTGCGCGGGATGAGTTTGTAGTCGATTTTATCGGCAATGGAGTTGAACCACAACAGCGAATGTCCCTCGAACTTTGAGTCGATAATGTCCTTAATCATATCCTCAAACCGCTCAGTCTCGATAAGGTTATTTATCACATCATTCTCTTTGCCATCGGCATTAAAGAACTTGATGGTTGTGTTGGTAACTTTCGAGCGGCGTTTGTCGAGCAATGCCGACAGGTGCATGTCGAGTTTGACCTCTTCGTACAAGTCGTACAACCTGATCCGGCGCGGGTGGTATATGCTTTCGGCGGCAATGATGGCGTTGCGCCACTCCGGAATCCCTTTGTAGGTTCTGTCAATGGTCGAAAGCTGGATGTTGATGACTTCAATTTTTGGCGTTTTAGCCGGTGTTTTTTTTGTAACTGCCATGTTAGTATCTATTGCTAATTGTACCTCCGATAATTTCGTTGTCGCTGCCGCCTAAATCGCTTATAAGCGGTATTCCGGTTAGCCGGATATCACCACGGCGGATGTCCTTTAATGCCGATTTGGCATAGTCGTAACGTTCGCGGATGATGACCGGGGTTTCCTCGGTAACACTGTGGATGTGATACAGGGCCACATCGACACACAGCCCCAGAACTGTTTTGTTGCGCCCTGCACCGGTTTGAGCCCACAGCACTTCAGTATCGTACTTTTGATTCAGGTAGCCGTCCACTTCCTCTATCGCCCGGCCTATGTTGCTGTCGATAAAAGTTTGATCGTCGCGGCTGATGGCGGCGAGTACTTCGGAATAAATTGATGACCCCAGGTCGTTTTCGTTTAAAAACATTTTAATAGCTTTTTAAAATATGATTACCAACGTCCCGAGCGGCGTTCTTTTCCGTAGCTGGTTGATTGTGCCGGGTCGTTGGGGTTGTACATGCGATTTAATTTAAACAATGCCCCTTCGTCAGCATCGGGGCTGTCGTCGGGTGATTTGTAGCCCGGTTCTATTCCCTTGAGTTGAGCTACCCCTTCCTGGTGATCGTTTGAGCTTTTTTCATCGATGTTATAGATGATCCTGCCCTGCTGGTAGAAAGGTAGCATGCCTACGATGCGGTCGAATTTTTTGCCTTTTGGCCGGTCATCTTTAATCAGTGGGATATCGAAGCCGTATTTATCACGTACCTGTCCGTAGGTCATTTGTAAGGCGTCGTTCCAAAACTGGCTTTCATAATAGAAATTTACATGCACCGTAGGCGGTAACAGTTGCCTATAAACGAACATCCATTCGATGGCGTCCCACATTTTGCATTGACGAACAAACGATTTGATGAGGTAAAACTGATTACCTTTTCTGCCCCACACTTTGATGGCGTTGTAGTCGAAGTTGCCTGAGTAGGCCACATCCCAATAGGCCAGTATCTGATCGAAGCTGTTGAGGCGCATCAGCTTTTCGTATCGAAATAGCTCGTCGGTGAAGATCGTACCTTCCACGTGAGGCTCCTGGTTAAACTCAGCCTGACAGGCCAGCGTACCGATCTCGATCTCCATTTGCCTCCAGTAATCGGCGGTGTATTTTTGATGCCACGTTGGGGCATAGGTAGTACGGTTGTAGGCTTTAATGTGATGCACCTTCCAGTTTGGGTGTCGTTCCTGGAGTACGGTTTGTATCATGCGTGGAGCAAACCTGTTGTTTGCCCATACGAACCTGCGAATAGGTCCGTCCATGGTTGGGATCAAATCCCGTTCAACCCATTTGGCATAATCATTTTGCCGCTGTGGATTCTTGATGGTTTCCTTAGTCTCGATGTCATCGCCCGCGCAATAGTCAGGCCTGCGGCTTTTAACACGCAAACCGCGAACGCTTTGACCGATACCAAGTGCTTTACCTGTGAACCCGTCCAGGGTTGTGAAGTCGCCAATTTCCCAATCGCCTTGTTTTTTTTGTTCCCCAAAGTCGGCTATGATGCGTTGATTTCCCTCGAGCTCGGCCTGAAGGTCGGCTAACAACCTGCAGGCTTTGTCGTAGTTATTCCCTATCAGAACCATGTAAGTCGCCTGTTCGTTAATCATCAGCCAAAACGGGATAAACACATTTACCCACACCGACTTGGCGTGTGCCCGTGGCCATTCGGCAAAGCATTTAATGGCAGGGTTCCACTTAACCATTTTGGCAAACTGCACCTGAAAGTCGGCACATTCGGAGGTGGCGTAATGTGGGAAGTAATATTCAACCATGAATTTAACATCCGACTTTGCCCTTTTGATGCGAGCAGATCGCGCATCCGGAGAGTCAATAACACCGTCCTTGGTGTTGGCAATAAGCCACTGCACCCGTTCGCGGTACTGTTTAACAGCATCCTTATCCTTTTTGGTGATCCTAGGCATTTTCGTTTTCTTTTTGCTTTTGTTCCAGGAACTTTAAAAAGAGGGTTGAAACAAGAACTGCCTCAGCCGGATGGCCTTTCATAAGCCATTCAGACACTTCGTCGAATACTTCAACGTACAAGTGTAGAGGACTGTCGGAGAATAGCTCAATTTCTTTGCGTATCATGCTTTTGGCGTCGGAGAGCTCTTTGTTTGGAATCCCACCCCTGTCGGCTATGGCTATGTTTACGGCTCTCAGCTGCACGTAGGCATCGTGCAGTAGCTGTTGGCGGGTAACACTGATGGCTTCCTTCATGGCGTCCCAGTTGCCTTTGTCGATCCATGCCCGGAGTGTTTTTTCGTTCACTTCTACCAGTGAGGCTATTTCTTTCCGATTGAGTGACCCGCGAACATAGAGCGATTGAGCTGCCCTTTGTTTTTCGTCAAATTTTCCCATTGTAGCACTCTTTTTTTGCGAAATTCTAATAAAATACGCGTGAAGTAAATTAATAGGAATAGTGTTAGACTAAACGCTTTAACGCTTGGACTATTAGTTGACTAGCTTATTTTTTCGGCTGTTATTTGCTCAAAATTCAAGGCGAAAAAATGGAGGCGAAAAGGTTTAAGGTAAGCGATGAAAGTAAAAATGTTCACGGGCTGCACATTATTAGTTCCGGAGGCGACTTTACTCAATTCCTAAAAAACCCGGTGATGCTTTACGATCACAACAGCGAAACCAGATTACCTATCGGTACTTGGGATGATCTGCGTGTTGAAGCAGATGGAAGCATCACGGCCATTCCTGTGTTTGATGAGCAGGATGAATTCGCCATGAGCGTGAAAAAGAAGGTGGATGCAGGCATATTAAAGATGGCCAGCATTTCAGCTCGCCCAATTGAAATACAAGGCGACCGGCTGACAAAATGGGCGTTGCGTGAAATATCAATCACCCCATTTGGCGGGAACTACAACGCTTTTCGCCTGTATGACAATCAGGGAAATTTGATGAGCTTAAATGAACAAAACCAATTTATTAACAAAATTAATACTGAAAAAATGAGTGAGACCAACACTTTAAAGGTGACACTTGTGGCAGGTTTAAATCTTTCGGACAACGTGACGGATGGTGAACTGATACGCAATGTGTTGAAGTTGAGCGCGGACAATACTGCGCTTAAAGCTGAGGTCGCGGATTATAAAGCTAAAGAGCAAACTGCAAAGCAGGCCCTTGAGCTACGCGACAAAGAAACTGTGGTTGACGCTGCCGTAACGGCAAAGAAGATTACAGCCGCCCAAAAACCCGCTTACATGAAGCTGGATTTAAACGATGTTAAAACCATCCTCGACGGCATTCCCGCTCCTGCGGATCTTGCTGTTATAGGAACTGCCGGTAAAGTTGAAAAGCCCGAAGGTGTTGAAAAACTCTCCTTTGTTGAGCTGAGCGAAAAACATTCAGGCTACCTGTCCGAATTGAAGTTGAACGACAAAGATCAGTACAAAAAGCTTTTTAAAGCTGAGTACGGTGTTGAACCTAAAAACATTTAACCATGTCTGTAGAAAAAGAAATTTGGAGAAGGGATATCGAGGAAGCGGTATTTAAGGATAACGGCTTCCTGGAATATGCATTTAATGCCGACGAGTATGTGGTTGGCGGTGCCGTTGTTCACATTCCGCAGTCGGGTGGCCCCGGCTCAGTTGTAAAGAATCGTGCCAGCCTACCGGCTACCATCCGCCGCCGGATTGATACCGATATCGTTTACCCACTCGATGAGTATACCAGCGACCCGATGCTGATTGTTGACGCAGAAAAGAAAGAGCTGAGCTACGACAAACGTAACTCTGCCATAGGCGAGGACAAACAGGCTGTGGCACAAACTGTGGCCGAGGACTTCCTAAACAAATGGGCTACCGCATTGCCGGCAGCAAGCATACTGGAAACTACAGGAGGAGCTGTAGCTGCTTCCGCAGCTGCCGCAATGGGAAACCGCAAGGCTCTGTTGCGTACCGATTTGCAACGTGCAAAAACGTTGATGAACAAACAGGAGGTTGCAAAGAACGATCGCTATGCCCTAATACCGGCAGAAATGGCTGCACAGTTGTTCCCGGATGATGTGACTACCGCTACCCTGATGCGCAATGTATCAGATGATGAACGGAAGCAAGGCGTGATCGCTATCCTTCACGGGTTTAAAATCATGGAGCGCAGCTCTGTGGTTGTGTACGATTCTACCGGAGCGTTGAAGGCTGTTGGAGCTGTTGGCGATACAGGAGACTGCGAAGGCGTTCTGTGCTGGCAAAAAAACGCTGTTGAGCGTGCCAAAGGTACCATCGATTTCTTTGAAGACCAGGGCAAACCGGAATACTACGGTGACGTGTATTCGATGCTTATACGTGCAGGTGGCCGCCGTCGCAGGGAAGACAACAAAGGTGTTGTGGTGATTCGTCAGGCATCAGCATAGATACTTTGTGAGTGATTAGTGAGTGATGAAGCCGTTGTCACTCTGGTGACAACGGCTATTTTGCGGGATAGAGCAGTGGTAGCTCGTTAGGTTCATACCCTAAAGGTCGGAGGTTCGAGTCCTCCTCCCGCGACAAATTTCAAAAAACGTTATGGAAAAGATTGAAATTCAAAACTGGATACTGAGCGGACTGATGGCGTTGATGCTCATGATTGGATGGTGGAGCGTACGAAGCTGGATACAAACCATAACCACCAAGATCGACCACCTCATAACATCAGTGCAAAACCTAACGATGTCAAACGTGCGTCAGGCTGGCGACATCAGCAACTTGTCGAAACGTGTTGACACAGCAGACAACAGGTTGAACGATCACAGCAACCGAATTAAACATCTTGAAATTAAAACCGGAAAATGGAAAAGTTCAGAATAGCTTATAATAACACCCTGAGCCATGAAGGTGGTTACAGTTACGATCCCTACGACCGTGGTGGCGAAACCTATAAGGGTATTGCACGGAAACACTGGCCTCAATGGGAGGGATGGGCAATTGTGGACGCTATAAAAACAAAGGTTCGGGTTGAGGAGTTGAATACACTGCTTCAGAAAAATATCGGCCTGCAGGGCTTGGTAGAGCAGTTTTACTACGAAAAGTTCTGGATGCCAGTTGGGGGAGATGATTTTAACCAGGACATAGCCAACGAACTTTTTGACACGGCGGTTAACCAGGGCCGGTTAATGGCAGGTACATATTTGCAACAAGCCCTAAACAAGCTTAACCGCAACCAGCAGGATTATCCCGATTTAATCACCGACGGGCAGATTGGTTTTAACACCAAACATGCCTATAGGCTTTATATGCAGACAGCTCGCTTCAGCTCGCGCAATCATGATAAGCTGATTAAATGGTTGCTTCGCTGGTTAAACTATTACCAGCTGCGCAAATACGACTTAATTACCAACAACGATTTGACACAGGAAAGGTTCGTCCCCGGATGGACAGAAAGGGTATAGTAATGGGAGAGTACAAAGAAATTCATGGTAAAACAAGGGTAGGCACCTTCCTTCAGGAGGTTGCCCCCGATTTACTCAACGTGGTAGGTAGTATCACCGGAGTTGAATCGCTCAATAAACTGGGCGATCTGATTAAGGGCTCTGCTACTTTAAGCGAGGCGCAAAAAGCCAGTGCTATTGAGCTGTTACAAATTGACCTTCAGGAAGAGCAGGAGCGCACCAAGCGTTTGCAAGCCGACATGGCCAGCGACAGTTGGTTAAGCAAGAACATACGACCCATGACCCTTATTTATCTGATGTTTTTTGCAAGCATTCTCATAGTTCTGGATTCAGCCTTAGACGGGTTTGATGTAAAAGACCCCTACATTACACTGATTACCAGTTTGCTTTTGGCTGTATTCAGCTTCTACTTCGTATTACGCGATGTAAACAAAATGATCATAAACAAAAAGAAATAAACCTTTTTTAAACACTTATATTAAAATGGAAAGTAAATTCAAAAAGTACTTCGACTTGCACCCTGAGGTGAAAGCGTTTCACTTTACAACCGACGGTCAGGCATTTATTGATGTCAATATGGCCAAAGCCCACCAGCGTTCGCTAACCGGCAAACCTGACGATGTGACCACCCAAAAGCGACCCGCGCCATCGACCGAAAAAAAGGACAAAGCCGCGAAGCTTCAGTCTGAAATGGAAGGTTTCCAGGCATTGTTGCTTGAGGCTACCGACGCCAAAGAAAAGGCTGCTTTGGAAGAAAAAATCAAAGTGCTGAAAGGCGAAATCGATAAATTGAAATAGTCATGGCTATTCCAAACGTAAGTTTCACCATCAGTAACGGCAACCTCGGAGGGCAGAATTCGATAAACGACGGCATTGCCGGATTGATATTATCGCACGAAGCCACCACCGAGCTTGCTTTGAACGTCCCTAAAGCTATTTATAGCATAGCGGATGCTGAAGCGCTCCTCATCACGGGTTTTGCCCTTGAAGAGATTACCGATTTTTACACCAACGCCGGCGAAGGTCAGGAGTTGTGGATCATGCTGATCAGCGACACCTCCATGTGGGATGACGTGTGTGACGTGACCAACGACATCGCGAAGAAATTACTCCAGGAAAGCCGGGGTGTTATTAAAATATGGGGTGTAAACATCGACCCTCCTGTGAGCTACGTTGTGGCCACCACAAAGGGTATTGATGACGAAATCATAGCTGCCCTGCCAAAGGCTCAGGCGTTGTGTGAGGCTATGGCTGCCAAGTTTATTCCCACCAGGTGCATCCTTCCCGGAAGGGAATTTGTGAAAGCCAGCGTTGGCGACCTTGAGGACTTGAAAACACACACCGAGAATCGGGTTCAAATTACCCTGCATGGCGAATCGGCCAGCCGTAAGGCTAAGGTAGGTTTCTTGTTGGGTCTGTACTCGGCAATAGCCGTGCAGCGCAATATTGGACGTGTTGCTTCAGGTGACCTCGGTTTATCTGAAGCCGTACTGAGCGATGGTGTGACTACCGCTGAGGCAGCTGTGAATATTGCCGACGCTATTCATGACAAGGGTTATGTACTGCCAATAGTTCGTTACGGGCGTGCCGGTTATTTTTATAACGATGACCCCACTGCCACCGCCGGCACTGATGACTACAGCAGCTTTGCCCGTGGCCGGGTGATCGACAAAGCCCAGCGCATTGCTTATGATGTGTATTTGAACTTCGTGAACGATGACTACGCCGTAGATGCTGCCGGACAGATCAGCCCTGCTGAACTGAAACGACTGCAAGGAAGTATTGATGACGCCGTGAACCAGTTGATGGTGAACACGGGTGAGCTGAGTGCTTTTAAAAGCTACGTAGATCCTTCACAGGATACCCTCGCTACCGGAATCACTAAGGTGAAGCTGGCTGCACAACCCCGCGCTTATCATAAGATGATTGAAGTTGAGTTAGGTTTCACCCAAACAATTGAATAACCATGTTTAGTACCAAAACAGGGCAGTTTGCCTGGAAAGAAATAACACTGCTGATTGACGGCAGGCCTATCGTTGAACTCACCGACATCGAGTGTAAAACCTCGAAAGAAATCGAGGAGATATACGGAGCAGGCGACAGTCCTCAATTTTTAGGCGAAGGCAACAAAGCCTACTCGGGCAGTGTTGAAATGTTGCAATCGGGTTATGAGGCCCTGGTAACAGAAGCCAAAAAACGCGGTGGCGATGATGTAACCGACCTTGAGGTTGGGTTTATTGTTGCTTACGTTCCCAAAGCTGCCGACGCGGCTACCATAGCCATGAAAACCATTGTGGATCGCTACGTTGGCGTGAAGTTCTCTGAAGGAGGTAAAAAATTCAGCCAGGGCAATACACACATCAAGGTGGCCATGCCTTTTAAATGCCTCCGCATCGAATCGCAAATTTAGTTCCCTTTTAATAACCATTTAAAACCTTTCAGAAATGAAAAAATTGATTTTGATTTTTAGTCTGCTGATGGCTGTTTTTATGACAGCCCAGGCGCAATGGACAAACCTTACTGACAACACCTCCTTTAATTTCATCGCGCCTGGAGGTGCGGATGTGAGCATTAATGAAGTGTTGTTTCCGGTTGTAGACCTACAGGATTACACGGCAGACAACGACACCTTGACATTTGCCATTACCCAGCACGTTACGTTTTTAACTACAACCGACAGCCTTGTGGCCAACACCTTGCTTACGATTGACATCCATAGTCAGGTTGACCCGGGCAGTATGTTGTACATTGAACTTAAGTCGGGAGACAACGCTTATAGTTGCACTCCGGGAGATGGGATTACAGGCACCGCGATTAGCGGTGCCTCTGGCAAAACAAAGCTGGCAGCCTACCTATACGATGGCAATAAGTTCATCCATTTATCAACGCAGCAAATTAATTAGTGATGACCAAAAAACTCACCAACACACAATTTGAAATCCCTGCTGAGTTCACCGAAAAGGTGAACTCGTGGAGGGGTAAGTACAAAAAAATTAAGTATTTGGACGTGAATGCCGTTACCGATATCGATAAGGAAGGCAACGTGAAATACACCCCGGGCTCGGTAGTCTTTTTCCGCATGCCCACCAGGCAGGAAATGTCGGCAGCCGAAAACCTTTCGGTTGGCGAAGCCGGACAAATGGACATCTATAAGAAAGCTGAAAAGCTGATGGTAGACTGTTACTTGGGTGGCCAGTTAACCCTGGATGAAATACTCAACGATATTGAAACCTACATGGCCGTGGCCGAATTTGCCCTGTACCGGCTCGTAGAAAGAAAAAACGTGAACTGGGGCAACTGTTAGAGAGAGCCCGCCAACGCGTTGCTGAAGGTTCAATACAATACATCAACACGTTGCTCCAGTACCACAACATCGCCCACAACCCCGACTCGCTTACAGACGAAGAGTGGGCTTACAAATACGCTATTTTGGAATCGATCCGCAACAAAGAAAAAGAAAGTACCCTAAATGAGCTCGGAAGGTTACACATACCTGATTCAGGTTGACACCAATGGCAACGCCATATTGCCAACGCTGGCACGCAATGCCGACAAAGCAGACGTGTCGCTTAGGCGTGTGGCCACAGGATCGACCAAAGGCATGGCTAGTTTAAACGCCAACGCCAGAAAAGCAGGCAGCGGGGTTGGATCGATGGGGAAAGCTGCCGACAAAACAAGCTCCAGTATAGGGCTTATGGGCAACGAAGCCGATAAGTCGTTTAACAAAATCGACCGGGGTGCATCGCGCCAGGGATTGACCCGGGTAAAAACAAAAGCCAAACAAGTTACCGAAAGTATAAGGCAGATAGGGCGAGCTTCCGATACCGGACTGGGTCGCCTTGAACGCAGAGCCAACAGCAGCCGCTCGGCCATGAGCCGGTTAAGGAGTGCCGCCGCCGCCGTTGGACTGACTATGTCCGTTGGTATGGCCGCCGGTGCCGTAGTGGGCACGGGTGCAGGCTTTGAAAAAAGCATGAGTACTGTAAAGGCATTAAGTCAGGCCACCAATACCGAGATGGTGAGCCTTACTGCAGCAGCTCGTCAGGCAGGGGCAACAACGGCATTTAGTGCCCGTGAAAGTGCCGATGCCATGGGTTATCTGGCGTTGGCCGGATATGATGCCAGCCAGCAAATTGAAGCTTTGCCGGCCACACTCAACCTGGCCGCTGCTGGTAGTCTCGATCTGGCACGATCGGCAGATATTGCCACCAACATTTTGAGCCAGTACCGGATGAAAGCATCGCAGACCGGTATAGTGGTTGATCAGTTGGCCTACACTCAAAGCCGATTCAATACCAACATCGAGGAACTGTCGGATGCCATGACTTATTGGGGACCATCGGCAGCAAGTTTAAATATAAAGCTTAGCGAAAGCAATGCCGTGATTGGATTGCTCGCGAACAATGGCCTGAAGGGATCAATAGCTACCAGGGCATTGAGTACCTCCATCGTGCGATTGTCGAAACCTACCAGCCTGATGAGCCAGGGAATAAAGCAGCTTGGGGTTGATTTTTTTGATGCCAAGGGTGAGTTTGTTGGTGTGGCCAACATGGTCGATCAGCTTAATACAGCCATGCAGGGCTACACAGCTGAGCAAAGGGTTGCTGCAGTTAGTACCATTTTTGGCAGCGAAGCCATACAGGAAATGTCGATACTGCTAAACGAGGGAGCCGGCAAAATTAAGTACTGGACTGATGAGCTCGACAATGCTGAGGGCACAGCCAAACGTATGAGCGACATAAAACTCGACAACCTGGCAGGCGACTTTACCATACTGAAAAGTGTGAGCCAGGAGTTCAGCCTGGGGCTCTACGACACCATTGGCCCTGCCTTGCGTGCCATCACACAGGAGGCCACTTTGTTTGTTAGCAAACTCGACACCCGTGAGGTAGGGTTAATGCTGCGCAATACCATTTTAGACCTGCGCAAAGGCGTGGTGTGGATAGGCAAACACAAAGATTTAATTGTGAACCTGGGTAAGGCCATGATTGTGCTGAAGGCTACCACAATGGCTTATAGTGCTGGGCTGAGGGTTGTGCAGTCATACACGGCTGCAGCAACTTTAGTTAAATGGGGTTATATTGCGGCAACCAGAGGAGCTACCGTTGCCACCAGAGCATTGAACACGGCGGTTATGGCCAGTCCCTGGGGATTAGCACTCGGGGCTATTACGGCTGTTGTATCTGCTGTTGCTCTGTTTAGAGACACCACCAAAGAGGCTTCCAACGCCCAAGGCGATTTGAACCAGGAGCTTTTGGAGAATCAGCTCTTAAAGCAAGACACAAAAGATGTCGCTGAGCAAACAAAGTTGGATAAGGCAAAACTTAGCCTTTTAGGTAAAAAAGATACCCGGCAATTAAAACAAGTTAAAGAGGCCTCGCTTCAGCGGGCAATGACTATTGAAGATTCGATCGTTACGTTGAAAGCGAAAGCTAAAACAAGTCCGGAGTACGCAGAATATAAAGCCTTAAGGAATAAGGATAAAGAATCAACTAAATTAACAGCTTCGGGAGTCCCTGTTAGTACATTGTCTGTTAATGACAAACAGCGAATGATTGAACTTGAAAGGAAAATCAACGCGATGCCAGAAAGCCAGACAGGACTTACTTTAAATGCTCTAACCAAACTAGCCTCCGAAAACAAAGCCATCGCGGCCAAGGCTGCTACCCTGCTACCTAAAGAGGAAGACACAGTGCCTCCACTTGGAGGAACCCTGCCCACCGGTACCGGAGTGGTAGATGAAGGCGGTGGCCAGATGACCGAGAACGTGATTAGCGGTGGACAGAGGCAAACCACCATCAACATCACGGTGGAAAAGTTCCAGGACAATGTAAACTTTAACATCCAGGGACAGGTGAATGAATTAAAAGACAGTGTTGAGGACATGCGCGCCATGATCAACGAGCAATTTTTGAGGATATTAAACAGTGCAAACCAGTTAGCCCATGTTTGAGTTTGATTTACAACAGATATATACCGAGCTGGCTTCTTACAAAGGGCTGCCGTTCCCCATTGGGCTAAACCAGTTGCCGGATTATAAAATCAGGCAGATTGACAACCGGATAGGCATCATCAATGGTGAACGGGATGTGAAATCCATTTATGGCCTTCCGGTAATCTGCCCGGTTACCATTGGCGATGTAATCCTGGGCAGCGGAGCTGATGAAAGCAAGCACATCACCATCCAACCCATCGTGGTATTCGGGGGCAAAAAGAAAATCGTTATGAACGACATTGGCGGCGGCCAGATAAGTGGTTCAATAAAAGAATTTATTAACTACGATGACTACACCATTAATATCACCGGTGTGTTGGTAAACAGAAACCAAAAGCTATACCCGCACGATCAAAAGGATATTCTCCTTGATAAAATATGGCTGCCCAATGTGGCCCAGAAGTTCGATTGCGCCATCACCAACGATCTGTTTGGCTATATCGTTGTGAAGCGCATCAAGTTTAAAGGACTTACAAAAAGCCCGGGATTGCAGATGTACGAAATTGAGGCCGTGAGCGACTCGGTAGTGGAAGTTGAACTATTAACCGGAAACTAATGCTGACACCTTTTGTAAATATCACCATTGGCGGCCAATATAAATTCAAGGGCTGCATAAGCTTCGAGGTTAATCAGGATGTTGACAACCTCTCGGTAACAGGCGAAGTGCGTTTGCCCTTGCGCGCTGTGATAAAAGAAGATACCAGCAAAAAGGTGATCATGATAGACGAGAGCATCAAGTCGGGCGACACCATTAAAATTGAATGCGGCTACCTGGAGGAGGACAAGATCCGGCAGGTATTCGATGGGTATATCTCCAACATCGATCCGGGAAACTTCATAAAGATCAGCATTGAGGATGCTGTTTATCTGTTAAGAAAACAAGCTGTTGTCATCAACAAAGAGGACATCACGGTTACCGATTTGGTTAAACTGATCATAAGTGGCACCAGCTTAAAATTAAGTGCCTCTACCATCAACATGAAGATCGATCAGTTTAATTACAAAGGCAGTGCAGCAGGAGCTTTGGCCAAGCTAAAAGAAAGCCTGAACCTTACCTGCTATGTGGATGGCGACGAGCTATTTGTTGGTGGTCAAACAGGCAATCAAAAGGGAAGCATCAACGCCATTTATGGCCGCAACATCTTGAACAACCAGGTGAGTTATCAATACGCCGATGCTAACCCTGTGCAGGTTACGGTAATTGGTAAGAAAGAAACCGGCGAAGAGGTAAAAGTAATAGCAGGAATGGAAGGCGGCACCTCGATGACCTTTTACAAATACAATGTTACTGATCAGGAGTTGCTAAAAAAGATAGCTGAAGAAGAGCTTTTAAAATACAGTTACGATGGTTTTAAAGGGAGTTTAAAACTGTGGTTCATTCCATTTGCTGAAATGGGCGGATCGGTGAATTACAAGAATGAAGATTACAGCGTTGAAACTGAGGGTAAGTACTTCATAAAAGGAGTGAAATATTTCTTTTCTACCTCTGACGGCCTGAAACAAACCATCACATTAGGTACAAAGCTATGAGCGAGGGCGATGCAATAAGGGAATTAAACAGGCTCATCAATAGCCGCATCACCGGTACGTTTACTGGCGAGGTGAAATCTGTTGATGAGGCCAAAGGCATAGCTGAAGTATTGCACAACGAGTTTGTTTACAAGGCCAGGTTGCGTAGCGTGATAGATGGCGAGTTATATCTGTTACTGGTGCCAAAGGTGGGTACACGTGTGTTGTGTGCCCCTGAGGGAAATAGCCAGGAAAGGTTTGTGGTGATAGCCCATAACCAGATCGTAAAGTTGATTTACAAAGGCGGGAATCTGACTTACACCATCGACGATGACGCCAAGATGATCGAAATTGTGAACGATAAAGTAAAGCAGACTTACGGGGTTGATGAAATTGAAACAACTGCCGACCAGGCGAAATTCAATATAGCGGGCAACAAGTTCGAGGTTGCAAATGCTGTTTATGATCTGAAGTCTGCATTCAACGATTTGATTACCGAAATAAAAACGGCTATTGTAACCACCCCTTCCGGAGCGGGGACGATAAGCCCAACCACTATAACCAAACTGGAAATAGTAAATACTAAAATAAACGAACTACTGAAATGACACTTGTAAAAGCTACCCTGAAGGTCGATATCGTAACACTACTGAACTCGTTAAAGACAAACGAGGATCAGTCCGCTTCGGTGGAAGAGTTTGCCACAGGCCTTTCAGACATTATTGACGCGTACATTAAAACGGCAACTGTTAACGTCTTGGCAGGAATTCCTGTAGCGACTACGGGAACGGCAGCGGCACAAACAGGGGCTACAACTGGACCAGGCACAGGAACTTTAACGTGATGAAAGGTATTTTAAGAGATAAAACAACTGGTGATGTGTCCGTAATTAACGGACGATTGGCCATTGGCGACATCATGAACGATATAACCGCTGTAATTGTGCTGAGCAATGCAGGTGACCTGAAGCATGCGCCAACACTAGGGGCGAATCTTATTTATCATATCAATGATGAAGATGCCTCGTCAATTGATCTGCGGGCAATTAAACAGCAATTAACTCGCGAATACGTGAGGGTTAAAAAGGTAACAATTGAAGATTCAAAGCTAAAGATTGAATATGAAAACGATTGATGATATATCTCAAGAAATAAAAGCCGCTTTTGTGGCTAACGTTACACTTCAGGATGCTTACGATCTTGATCCGGGTTTGACATTCGATCAGCAGATGCCAGCAAGCAGCATTGAGGCCAACATCATCAATGTAGTAGCTACCTCTATAGCCACCATGGAGTGGCAGCAAGAGAGCTACAAGGAAGATGTGCAGGCTTTAATACTCGCCAGCATGGCCGGTACAGTTCCCTGGTATCATGCACTTGTATTGAGCTTTGAATACGCCGACGAAAAGATAATCAAGTATGCCGCAGTTGTGGAGGAGCATCCCAATTTGGTTATCAAAGTAAATGGGGCTGACTTTGCTGTATTTGCAACCGAAAGCGATCAGTTGATCGCGTTGCGTGCCTTTTTAAACCTCAATAAATTTGCCGGTACACACATCAGTGTTGTGAGTTACCAGGCCGATGATGTAAATCCTGAGTTAACCATTTATCTGGATGCATCAAAATTCAACTCTTCAGGCGAAAGCCTAACCACCGGATTAAAAGAAGCTGAAATAGCCATTGATAACTACCTTGCTTCAATAGTTTACAATGGAACGATGAACAAAACCCGGCTTGTTGATGCCATTCAGAAAGTTGACGGGGTGACTGATTTAGTTCTAGGATCGGTGGAGATTACACGTGATGACACTTCGGTTATCACCATGTCATCTAACAACTACCGCAGCTATGGAGGTGCTTTTGTTTCAACCGTTAAAACCATCACCTATGTACTCGGTTGATTTTAATAAGCTGCGCGACCAGAACCTGCCTAAAATTATGCAGACCCCAATTCTGCAGGCGTTTATTTCTGTATTGCAATCCAGCGTGGTCAGAATGCATGCTGAGTTTTTGGCGTTTAAAACTGAAAAGGACATCCGGTTGAGTCATGATGCCCGGGTGATCAGTCTTGAGTCGTTGCTCAATGATCTTTTTGATAGTACCGAAAGAAGAATCACTGTTATTGACGCCAACCTGATAGATGATCTGCGGGTAGGTAGTCGTACAAGCATCAAGGTGACCAGAATAGGAACCTCTGAAAGTGTAAACACTACCTATGTTCGTAATAGCCCACGGTATTACACAACTGACTTCATTGTCCAGGTCCCGGTTGAATACGCTGCCTTAGAAATCATAATTTACAATTTAGTTTCTGGTTATAAACTGGCCGGAAAAACATTTGAAATCTCATTAATATGAAAAAGTTAATCACATTTGAAGACGGTACCTATATGCCCTTATGGCAGGAGGATTTTGCATTTGTACAAGAAAATTTAATTGAGGCGATCACTGAATTTGCGAATGCGTTTTCATATGCAAAATCGAGGTT